AGTTCCAACTATGTTAGGAATATCACCAACAGAAACCTTGAAACATTCAGGAACTGATGTTATAGGATATTATAAAATTTTAAGATCTATTTCGAAATCGTCTTAACTAATTCACCATCTTTGTATAATTCTGCAACAAAGGTCTGTTCAGAAGCAAGTGAAGATGGTTTTTTGTCTGCATCTTTACCTGGTATAGGTTTATGTGCTCCAGATCTATTCACAATTACTGGAGGATCAGGTACTGTATATCTTGGATCATTAGATACACATTTTCCACCTATAACACTAGCAAATGCACTTGCGCATTGAATACATGAATTCGTATCCAATGGTAAATATCCGTCTGGACATTGGCCAAGTAGTCCTGCGCCAGAATTAGGTCCTAAACATTGCCCATTATTATCTGCACCATTTGGACATGGTGAAGATCCAGAACTTGCAGGAGCAGGAATATTGGATAAAGGATTTTTACTTCTATCAATTCCTAAAACAAGTGAAAATACCATTCCTGAAACGAACATAGATAATAACCAAGTTGGGAATAAAACTCCAAGTGCACCAGCACCTGGAAGAAAATTCATAAACAAAGGTGTACATTTACCCAAGACAAATTGTACTGTAGTTGTAGACATTACAATTAACGTTGTAATACCAATAGATTGTACATGCTGTCCAGTATTCACAGCCCACCATAAATAATAGAATAAAACAGTCATTGAACTGAATACAGAAGATGGTACAAATGCATTTTCAAGAAATTCTAATCCAGGTAAAGAACACCATAATTGATTTGTATCAGATGGTCCAGGTGTTGAAAAAGAACTTGGTATCCATCCAGCAGTTTGAGCAAATCCAGTTAAAGCTCTTAAAATAATCATGACAGTAATTACAGCATACGAAGGTATACTCATTTTTACTTCTTGAAAAATCATATCTGAAACAATTCCAAATGAAAATAAGCCAAACGGAATAATATTAAAAAAAGATTTAACCATTAATCCCAGTGGTCCATCAAAAATATTTCCGGTTGAACTTGGTGCTGAGCGACTATAATATTGAAATATAACTAGCCCTAAAAGTAAAGCTGTGAGCACCCATCCAATAATTCCAGCTGTATCCATTATTATTAGATAGGGTTTATTTATTATAAACGCAATTGAACAAATGAGTGTATTCTCATCTCAAAGTTCATGGGAGGCTCAATGTTTATCAGCAAATCAAAGTCCTGTAAATTTAGTTCAAACAACGGCTAAACCTTGTGATATTTCATGTGATATAACAATTGATCCAGGAAAAGTATCTCAAGCTACAGTATCAATTTCCGATGAAGGCTTAATTCTTGCAGGCAATTTAGGTTCACTCAAGTTCAGAGAAAAGTCTTATGTCTGCTCAATGATTCAAGTCAATCATCCTTCTCATCATACTATCGAAGGAGTTCCAGGCGATGGTGAAATTATTGCATATTGTTATCAATCTACAGGTGAATTATTATGTCTTTCTGCATTATTTCGTGCCAACACTGAACAAAACAATTCATTTAAATTTTTTAAACAATTTATTCCGTATGGCTTACCTACTGGAGATAGTCCAGTAAATCTTAAAGATTGGTCTTTATCATCCATGGTTCCTGCAGAAGCACAATATTTTACCTATGCTGGTTCAACAGTAGTTCCTCCATGCAAATCATGTGAATGGGTAGTCTTTCACAATATGATTACTATGGATACTGATGATTTTGCATTTTTATTAAAAACAACTGGAGCAGGATCAAGAAATCTTGCACAAATAGGTGAACGAAATGTATTTTATAGTAGTCGTCAAAGCATTTCAGGTGTTATTCCAAATGACGGGAAAATGTATTTGAAATTAAGACCTACAGGAATGAGTCAGCTTCCTTCAAGTTCACCTGTAGTTTCACCAATAACTTTAAAAAAATTACCTGAAGATCCTAATAAACCCGTAACAACTACAGGGATTCTACAAAAAATGTTTTTTGATACAGTAGATTCTCAAGGTGGATTTATTCCTACGTTTGAATTAGTTGTGACGTTATTGCTAATTATTGGTGGATGTATTTTTGGAATTCGATATGCAATGACTGCTCCATTCAATACAGAATTTGTTAAACCTGGTTCAAAATGGACGAGAGAAACACTCGCATACATTTGGAACTTTTTATTAAGTATACCCAGCATTATTTGGAATTGGACAATAGGTTGGTTTACATGGCTGACAAAACCAAAGACAGTTGATTTAGGTGTATTAGCTCCAAGAACTCCAAGTGGTAATTAATTCCATACAGATGTTTCAGGTTCAGGTTCTTCATCTGATGATTCAGGTTCTTCTTCAAGTTTTTGTTGTCTTCGTTGTTGTCTACGAGCATCGCATCTAGCATTCTTACGACGTTTAGCCGCATATGGATCAATCCAATCATGAGCATCGTTTTGCGTTGCTACAATAATTTGAGGATGGCGATTCATTATTTATACTTGTATGGAGAATATGTAAATGTAAAATGGATTTACATTTTAGGTAATTAATAACATAAAATGGTCTTGGGTATTGTTGTTAATTCCAATGGCCTTTTGTCTCAAATCACAATTAATACTGATGATATGCTGACATGGATTCGTAAGAAATATAAAAATCAAGAATATCAATTTCAAGGCAAATTGAGTCATCCTCTAAAAGAATCATTTATTTCTGTATTTGCTCGTATAACAGAAGATGAAGAAGATACGAATCAACATATGCTTCCTTGTCCTCTAGATGAAGAATCTTACACTGGAAATATTATTATTATGTCTACACTATCTGAAAAAGACGAATGTGATAAACCTTCTTCTGCATATCAAGATTTGACTGTAGAAGAATATGAAACCCTATATCATGAATGGACATTTAATGAGACAGAAGAAGAAGAAGAGGAGGAAGAAGAAGAAGAAGAAGAAATTGTAGTACGACCAGTTTCAACAAAACCTTTGATTGTTAAAACTCGTAATGTATTTATCGATTCTCCTATGCGTGAAAAAACTGTACAAAATTTCACGGAATTTGTTACGAAAGCTAAAGAATTGGAAATTGAATTGCTGAAATATGTCGTTGAATTTTGTAAAGATTCAGGTATTGATGTAGATTGGGCAAATAAAATCTTTTGGAATACTTATCGCAGTAAAGCTATTTCTATCTATGAAAATTTGAAATCACCATGGGCAGAAAAAATCAATTCTGAAGAAATCAGTCCAAAAACATTTGTAGAAATGCCTGCAGAAGAAATGTGTCCACACTTATGGAAAGATGATCTCAATAAATTGATGGAAGCTGAAATTAAATTGTATTCAAATTCAAGTTCAGCATCTATTTATATGTATTGTTCTCGTTGTAAAAAGAAATCCAAATGCGATTATTATCAAATGCAAACTAGATCTGCAGATGAACCTATGACTACTTTTGTAACCTGTTTGGAATGTGGGAAACAATGGAAGTTTTAATGATCATCTGACCGTGATCTTAAACGCGGCTTCATTTGGAGGAGTTTCCATTGGCGTTTTCACATGAGTTTCTCCTCTAAAGACTGTAATTTTATGAAGACCATTTGTTTCAGCAGGTAATGTAACATTGGTATTTTTAAACTTTTCATTAAATTCTGCAATAATAGCTTCTGGACATAATGGAGCAGTTTCTGCTAGACGTTCCATTGTTTCACGAGTATTTTCTAAAAAAGGATCAGCTTCCATTCGTTGATCACGAGGCAAAGACAATTCAATACTGATACGTGTAGATAATTTTGAATAATTTAAATGAGCAATTCGATGTGCTTCTGATCGTTTTGCAAACGCAAAAAAACTTCCTAAAGTATTCAAGATACCTACACTAATTGAAACTAATCCAATTGCAATTGAAGATGCTGGACCTCCTCCAAATAAAGTAGCAGAACCTACAGATGCTGTACCTGCTAACGTTGACAAGACAATAACAGGAACTTGGACATACGTATTAAATTTAGATGTCAATGCTTCTGCGCGTGTGTGTAACCATGCAAGACCTCGACACTTTTCACCTTCTTGAGCTAAAATATCTTCTAATTGTGTAGACCATTCAACTTTAGCGTCTTCTTCCATTTGTATTTTTAC